CCCCTGCCAACCCTGCGAACCCGTCAGTATCGCCTCTCTCAGAGGCTTACAGAGCGTCTGACAAGGTTCTAGTGCTACCTGTCGAGGTGGTTCCTGAGGGTGTGCCAGCGGACAGGAAGAGGCGTTGCCCCCAATGGGAAGCAGAATTCGCTGCGTTCGGGCTACCAGTCCAAACGTTCTCATATATTGCATACCGTGAAAGCCGGTGCAACCCGCTGGCCCACAACAAAACCCTGAACCGTAACGGCTCACAAGACAGGGGGCTGGTGCAGATCAACTCCAGTTGGGTCACGGTGACAGCCAAAGAATGTGCTTCACAACGAGGCGATTTGTCGGTACTGTTTGATGTACGGTGCAACCTTGCTGTTGCCCGATACCTTTACAGGAACGGCGGCTTACGGCATTGGAATTTATAGACGAATATCAAGATGACAACGAGGGAGAAGAAATGTCAGCAGCCGAGGACTATTACAGTCTGGTCAACAACCAGTTCGCTTTCGTGGAAGAAGCAGCGTGTCGAGGCGCAGGACCCGACCTGTTCTTTCTAGACGAGGACGAAAAAGGTGCGAACCATATCAAGCTCGCACAAGCGCGAACGGTTTGCTTTACTTGCAAAGTAAAAAAAGAATGTCTTGACTTTGCTATGGACAACAACATAAAGTCAGGTATATGGGCAGGAACCACACCACTACAAAGGAAGGCGTTACGTCGTGAGCGTAGAAACACCAATCGAGTTTGAGTTAGAGCAATACAAGGATCGCGTTGATGCGTTACAACTAGCGAACGAACTGTTGCGCGAGGAACGAGACAGATACAAGGACGCATCTGATTCACTTCACGTAGAACTAGAAGCGTGTAAGCAAACCTTGAAGCAAGCCGAGTCTGTTATCTCCAGGTTGCGCACTCATATCGCGCAAGGTGTGGAGTTGTGACACCGGCACTAATCGAATTGTTCGTTGACCGTCTGTGCGGAATGTACCCGACGACGAATATCGCACGTAACACGGTCAAGAACGCATGGGTCAAAGATGAGATGTTGCTCGACGCTTCCGAGGACGACGCGAAAACGGTACTGAAAATGGCTGAATCATTAGGTCATTACCCAAACCAGTATGAAGTGAAATCAATGTTCCAAAAAGTGATGGGTATACGCCAAGCCGAAGTGGGTTGCGACGAGTGCGACAGTACCGGATTCATCTACACCGATCCGGACTTCGAGAATGATTCGACCAAGACACGATATGTAAAGTCGTGTAAATGCCGGAGCTTCTAATGAAGGGTGAACATTGGTCCTGCCCGCGCTGCCAACAGCGCATGATTACCCACGTCACGGTTAAAGAACCGCCAACGTGCAGCAACAAACATAAACCCGTAGAAATGATCCCAATAAAATAAAAGGGACCGCCTCAACCCTTCGGGGTAGAGAGGGGAGGCGATCCCAATGGCGGCAACACGGTCACGGGTAGGTATCCCGCAAGCGTTTGATCGTTGCCTTACCTCTAACGAACCTTGACTACCTCAACCGCGCCTTTGCCGGTGATATGGCCTGGATCGTCTAAACCGCAACCAACGATAGCGGCGTGAGCTGACTGCGCGTTAGCAAAATAATAAATGTGTTCAGGAACGTTTGTGAACGTGATCCCCTGCCAACGATACGGACCTGCCCATACCATGCCGTCGTCACGTTCGACGACGAACCGAGACGGAGACACTGGCTTCGCCAGCAACTCGCTGAGCGATACCTGCCGTATGTTATGCCACTTGCGTCTAATCCACCTCACGCGATAGCGGCTAACACTTGTATTCCCTCAGCCGTGATATGGCAGACCTGCTGCTCGGAACCGGCACTAGAGACACGTGTCTTACCGTTCGGCTTGATATACCCCGCCTGGCGTAGCTCGGAACAGCGTTTCCAATAGCAACACTTGGGGAGTGAGGCAAGGCCGCTTGCGCGACCTGCCTCCTCGTCGGTGAGGTAATGGTGTTTGAGGTAGGTGGCTAATAGTTTGGCGCGTTGCGAACCAGCGCGAACCGTCATAGCTTTAGCACCCGCTCCCGAAGTAGCCCCGTCGTCACGGCGTACACCTAACCAACCGTTCGCGTGACCGATAGATGCCCATTCGTCGTAGTTCATTGTGCTACCTCCCAACCACAATGAGAGCAACGCCCTTCATGGATACTGCCGCGTCGCCGCCTGCCCGTCACAAGTGCCTTAGTTTGGCAAGGATCAACTTCGGCGTGTACCGGACATAGAAACGTCGTAACGCTACCGTCTTGGTGTTTAGCGCAAGCACACTTAGCTGTTGCTGTACTCATTGGGCCACCTCCCTAATCTCGGCAAGGTCGAAGTCTCGCGCATGATCGAGGCCAATTTCCCCAACCAGGTCCTCCCACGAAAGAACTTGTATTTCCTCTACGTCGTCAGTCGTAACTAGAAAACATATTTTTGCCAGGTTCGTCGAGAGATTATTTTTTGGTCGCCACTCTGCCTCATAGGTTTGCATTTCCACCTTTATCCCGTCGTCGTTCAGATAGTAAGTAATCATTGGGCTACCTCACTATCGTCGATCCATGTCTCCCTATTGCAGTCGCGACACTTGTATTGTGTCTCGGTACACATTGGGGAATATCCCGCCGCGTAAGTGTTATCACTGCCGCACCATTGGCACTCCACGATTATTGTTTGCATGACGGTATCTCCTCGATCTTTACGTCGTCGTATCCCATTGACACCCACATTCCGGCCACTTGCTCCGCAAGCGCGTAATCGGTGAGAGCGAAGTCATTGACCTCGCTGCCACCTACCCATACTGAATATGCTGCACCCATAATTTGACCCCTCCCAGAGTCGTGTTTACCTCACGATGAGGTAGTCCCCGTTGCGGATCGAACCGCCACGCCCAACGGCGACGGGGGAGCGATCAGTAATCGCTACGCCCTCCAGCGTGGATAGTTGCGGACTGGCGCAAGGTTAGTGTACGAGGACACCCCGTTACTGGCGATCTGATCTAGCTCATCTTTAGTGATCTCGAACGCATAAATAAATATCGTCGCGTCGTTATCGCCTTCTAGGTAAGCGAACGATCCCTTGACGTATGAGAACGTACTGATCCCGTCGCCGCCGTTGGCCTTGTCTGCCTGATCTGCCTCACGCGCCATAAATAGTGGCACTTGTAGCCACTCATGCCCGCTATCAGCGAACCATTTACAGTGAGACAATACTGTGTCTCGATCCGTTGCCGTTATTGTATTCATAATGTCGCCCCCTCCATGAGGCATAATCCCAACACCTTATTGGGATAGCTCCCGCGCCCGTCGTGAACGGGCCGCCGCCAATGCGGAACGGGACACCTAACTACCAACCGCGACGGGTAATCTGATCCCGTCGCCGTTGCACTATCTCGCGGGTATGCGCGGCACGTTGCTCCGCCGTTGGCCTCCGGTCAAGCCATGCCTGGAAAATATACGCGCCCCATAGCGGGAACGTGAGACATATCGCCCCGCCCATAATCCCTAACGCCTCGCCGCCCGTCATGATCTAGCCGCCGCGAACCTGGCCGCGTCTGCCGCGTCTAGGGCTAGTAAGTGATCCCGCCAGGCGTTACCGCTTGCGGCCACCTCAACGGGAATAGGGGCTAGATCACATTCCACTGGCAACGGATCACGGCGCGACACCTCCACCGCCTCGCGGCGACACTTGCCCGCGTATGTCTGCCATACCTCGCCAACGTCACTGCCCGCCGTAGCTTTAGCCGCCCGTTCCGCCCGCTTAGCCTCCGCCTCATGCGCCTTAGCCCACGCCGCGAGATCCGGCTCAACCCGCTTACGCCTCGCCATCAGATACCCCCCACTTATCTAACTCCGCGACAATGCCCGCCAGATTATTAGACAATATGCGGCACTGATCTAACAGATAGGCCCTCATATTTGCGCTATATGTCTCACCGTTATCTGCATCTAACGCGGCTTGTAGTAACGCCGTGGCCTTATGGGGATCACCCCCGCAAATCTCACGGTTCATAGCTAGCGCGACTTGCTTGTAATCGACTGTCATTATTCGCCCCCCTCACAATGACAGACTAGAAGCCCGTCGTCGTTTAGGTCCTCATCAGCCCACGACGGGCAGACAGTCCCACAATTAGGACACCTTGCAACCCACTGACCCGTCAGCCAGGCTTTATATATATACATGACCGCGCCGCCGTTCATGCCGCCCCCCTTGCCACCTCATGCAACATGGCCCGCGCCTCGCTTGCCTCAGCCGCCCAACGGGTAGCGAGATCATATTCTGCAATAGCCGCCGCCCACGCCATAGCGGGTGTCGTAATCGCGTCATACGCATCAGCGTTATCCCCGTAAAAATTGCCAACCCACGCGATCATATCGGCGGCCATATCTGCCGTGATCCGTAGGTGACGGGTAAGCCTCTCCACGTCTAGCGGTTGGTATTTGGTAAGCCCCGCCCAATAAGACGCATTATCCGCCGCATGCATAGGTACACCGTCAATGTCGGATAAGTGGACATTGACCAACGGGGCCAGGTTAGGCCAATACGACAAAATAACGTCGTGAATACACCCGCCCATAATGAAACCGTCACCGCCACGACGACGCGAACGCGGATTATATACCTCGCCCGTAATCGAAAAATAGGGCTTGTCGTTACCGTCAAGCTTGACCAATTTACCCCGCGCCGATATCACGACAGGCAACACCTGCCCACCCTTAGATATATGCCACGCCCCGCCGCTTGCATCACGCCGCGACGACGTTCGCCACTCCCTTGCCGCTAATAACTGATCCATAATTACCCCTTATCTTGTGAACGGGCAACGCCTCCGCGCCCGTAATAGTGAGACTATCCCAACTATCGCCCCGCGTCAAGTCATGACACTTACGCCCCCGAACGGGGCAACGCGGGCAACCCCTAACTACTCCGCAATAATCACCTGGCCGGATAAAAACTCCTCCCCAACCCGCGCAAACTCCCCACAATTACTAGCAAACAAACCAACCTCACCGCAAGCAACCAAATTAGCAACCCGCAACATAGCCAACGCTAACGACGGATAAACCTCACTCCACTCATTAGCCACAAAATCGCCGCACGTAAGCCGCCAACCCTCCCGAACCTCATGCACCTCAATATATGCGCGATTATCCAAACTAAAATCAACAACCAAACCCATGACTACCCCTTTAGTAACGTAACCGCCTCCGGCCCGTGATCCACACACTACGGCAACCCCCCAACAATGTCAAGCCAAACAAGCTGATAAATCGAGAATATATCAGCCACTCCACGCGTTCACTAGAACACCATGCGCGGCCACACCAACCGGCCAGGATCACACCAGGCCACACACTAGGCGACGGTAAGACATAACTACCTAACCGCTAGGGGTAGTCGTCTGAACGCTATTAGTGAGGGGGGTAGGGGTAGCCGCACAGAATTAGATCACTACCGGCCGCCACTTTACGCGGCCAGGCCTTCACCCTCCGCGTTCACGTCATAGGGGGGTATGCCGCAGCACGTGGGGGTATGGATGTATGTAATGCTTTCTGTCGGTGTGTGGTTTTGTGACCACTTAGAGTGGTGGGTGGTCAATCGGCTGCTTCCTTCTGGAGCATGGTTTGACCTTTGGGTTGGTTGGGGATTTTCATATACGTGTGTGTATGTCGAATTCCTGTGAGGTAGGGAATGACTGTAGCTCCCCCCACGGTTCGCTCTCTGTGAGCAGGTCGCCGTAGCCAGTTTGTTTTAGCCGACACCTTTGGTTGATGATTTGTCGTTCATCACGCTGCTTGAACTAGTGAATAGTTCATCGACCCAGGTTCCCCTGTTTATGCCCCGCCACCTGCAAACGTGGTACAGCCTTGAAGATTGCTTCGTGTGCCGTCATCCCGACGGGTGTGCGTGAGAGTGTAGCAGATGATTTTGTAAATGTTGGTGGATGTGAGGAGGACCGGAGCCATCCAGTTCATTTAAGTGCTGTTGCTCTACGGCACACCCACCAACGTGTGTATAGTAGCAGTCATGAGGGACTTTAGGATATTGCTTGGTGATTGTCGTGACCGTTTGAAAGAGTTGCCAGATAACTCGATTGACAGCATCGTGACTGACCCACCGTATGAGCTTGGGTTTATGGGTAAGAGTTGGGATGCGTCTGGTGTGGCTTATGACGTGACTGTGTGGCAGGAATGTTTGCGCGTGTTGAAACCTGGTGGACATTTGTTGTCGTTTGGTGGTTCACGCACATATCACAGAATGGCGTGTGCGATTGAGGATGCAGGGTTTCAGATTAGGGATCAGATTATGTGGGTTTATGGTTCAGGGTTTCCTAAGTCGTTGAACATCAGTAAGGCGATTGACAAGGCTGCTGGTGCAGAGCGTGAAGTTATCGGCGTAAGAACTGATGGTATGTCTGCGACTGCGATGAAACCCGATAAGGGTTGGAACGCGAACTCAATGGGTTCTGTTTTGGATGTTACTGCCCCTGCTACGGCTGAGGCTAAAGAGTGGGATGGTTGGGGAACTGCACTTAAGCCTGCACATGAACCGATTGTGTTGGCTCGTAAGCCGTTGGATGGGACTGTTGCCAACAATGTTCTGACGCATGGTGTTGGTGGTATCAACATTGACGGCTGCAGGGTGGGTGATGAAGTCTTGCCTGAACAAACTGCTGGACAGGCGCAGATCGGAACCTTTGAGAGAACCAATATGGTTACACCAGAACGAACTGGTCGTTTCCCTGCGAACTTTATTCATGACGGTTCAGACGAAGTACTAGAACTATTCCCTGACACTAAGGGTGGCACTTGGAACACGACTAAAGGCGCACGACATTTCAACAATGACGGTGAGCCAACAGGGTATGCAACCTCTAAATCTGATGGTTCAACTGGTTCGGCTGCACGGTTTTTTTATTGTGCTAAAGCCAGCAAGAAAGATCGCAACGAAGGCTTAGACGGATTCGCTGAGAAACGCCCTGACGAACGAACGGAAACGGGGATGGGAACATTTGATGAGAAAGGCGTGGCAAAGCAAGCCAACCATCACCCAACAGTGAAACCAACAGACCTAATGCGCTACCTGTGCAGACTTATCACCCCACCAAACGGCACAGTTCTTGACCCGTTTACAGGTTCAGGTTCAACAGGTAAAGCAGCTGTGTTGGAAGGGTTCAGTTTCATTGGTGTTGAACAGTCAGAGGAATATATTGCGATTGCAGAAGCTCGTATAAAGTCTGTGTATGACAGCGGGGCGTAGCGGGCGACGACAAGTTCCACCACAGGATGTGGCAAGGTTTTGGCAGGCTCGTGCGTCTGGGATGTCGATTAAGGATGCTGCGAAGATTGCTGGTGTTCATTACAACACTGCTCAGAAGTGGGATGCGAAGAAGAAGCAGGCTAAAGCTGAGTTAGAGATCGGGAAGTTGGAGGAGGGTAAGACTAGGTCGAAGGTTGGTGGTGTTCAGGCGGATGCTTGGGCGAAGGTGATGGATGTTTCTGATTTGCCACCTGTTATCCCGTATGACCGTTTGAGTGATGAAGCTAAGCGTGGGTTGGAAGATTTTGATTATTTCCGTAGACGCTATTTGGGCCGTATCCCGTCGCCGTGGCAGGTGGATGCTGCATACAAGATTGAGGATTATTTGTTGTCGGATGATAAACAGTTTGTTGTGTTGAACTGTCCTCCAGGTGCAGGTAAGTCGACGTTGTTTCATGATATTGCTGTGTGGCAGATTGTGAAGAACCGCAAGATTCGCGTGATGATCGGCTCTGTTTCACAGTCATTGGCGAAGATGTATTCCCGTCGTATTCGTGAAACTTTGGAACGCCAGTTCCCGCTTGACCCTGACCCTGTGCTAATTGACAAAGGTTTAGCGATTAAAGCGGAAGCGTGTTTGGCGATTGATTACGGTAGGTTTAAGCCTTCAACTTCAGGGTCGTTGT